TGATGCGTAGCTTCTTCCACTTACCACTACCTATCTCACGCTCACTCATCAATGCCAACCTTTACGCTTGAAGTGATCTAATGCTTTACACATAGACCCATATCTATTGTTAATGTACTTGATACCCCAGTCTATCTGCTTAACACCATTGACAGTAGCAAGATACTTAGACCTACCTTGTGGTATGCCAACGTGTGAGCCATTACGTGCTTTAGGATCCCACCTACTATTTTCTTTAGAGTATAGATCTATTAGGCAATAAGCTTCTTCAAAATCATTTAATTGTATGAGTATGTACTGTTTGTAATGAATAGGTTTGTAGTTATCAGCTGCAACGGAATTAGTCTTTACAAAGCAAAGATTAACTATGAATAGAGCGATCCCAACTAGCCAGCACCTTGCGAGCTTTCCCTGTCGGGCTCGCCTTGTGGCTTTGTGAGCCACTGCTACACTAGAGCCTAGCATACGATGTCAAATTGAGCGTTAAATTTCATATAGAAGTCCATCCAATATATGTAGCATCTGGGTTATCAGCCAACCATTCTTGGCGCAATTTATTTTGTTTAGCCCAATCTTCAGCTGTAGCAATAGGCATTACATTTGTATCCCATCTACTAGCTTCAAATAGCCCACCTGTTTTATGCGCTGTGATTTATCAGCAAACTCTGTGCTAGTGGGCATAGGGCGATCTTTCCACACTGGCTTACTAAGTTTTGTCAAGTTAAACGCCCATAGGCCCAATGGCGTGGCGTTGATATACCAGGCTGTGTAATTCTTACGCACAGCTGTAATAGTCAGCGATTCATACTTAGATTTCTCTATTAATAACTCTGTATAATGATTACGCCTAGCCTTTAGTTCAATATACATACGGCTTTGCTGTGATATGCAGTCCCAGGTGTCAAACTCCTTAGATCTTTCAAGATCAGGTAAATAACGCTTTTTAATATAATTAAACATCTGATCTTCTACTATCACTTCTTCCCACCCCAACCGCCACCCTTGAAGATAAGCCCTGGCGCTGAATAAATACGAAACATAGTGATTTGACATTTAGGACACTGCATAACAGGCACATCCTCAGTAAATGACTGGTGTGTAGATCCATAAGTGCCACATTCATTACAGCTATATTCATAGGTAGGCATTACTTTGCTCCTATCAGTTGGCAAGTGTGGCAGACCACGGTTTCGAACTTCCAACTACCACACTTATCACATCTGCATATATCCGAATCTGGTATATGCAAAGCTTCGGCTATGTTTTTGATACCCACACAACCACATTCCATACACTGATAAGCCTTAAATCCTTCTGGCGTATCTAATTCATCCAGCCATAGAAACTCGGTATCACGCTTACATCCATTACATTTAAATTGTGGGTGCATTATGGTAATATCCTTATTGCCTACAGTGGCATTGAGTACATACCAAGAAATTACCTGAATGTATTAGCCTGTCATCATTACAAGCTACACATAGGTCAATCGATGGCGTGAGGGTTCGCTTATCATCTTCTAAACGTAGAGTGAACCCATCACGTATAATTTCAACATATCCCATTTACTCACCTCCCTCATTATCGCTAGGGAAGAACCAAGATCCAGCAGCTGTAAGTTTTGCCCATTTAGCTTCACACTGGTCAGGCTTTGCAGCACTGCATACATAGCCGTAATAACTCTTGCCAGTTTTTGCTATACCTTCTTTAAGTATCATCGCTCCGTGTTTACATTCTTGCGCTTTTGGTGGCAGTGGTATTGCTTCTATTGCATCACCAACACTCCATACAGTTGGTTTGTCTTCTGCAAAACTAGCACGCAACACATTCTCTACAGCTCTCGCCCTAGATCCTGGTGGTGAGTAACTAGCAACCTTTGTCATTTCCTCTCGGCTAGCCCTTTTGCCCTTAGCTGCATAACCTGCATTTGCAAGCGCTCTGCCGATCGCTGAAGTCTCAGCATTCTCCAATGCAGAAGTTGAATTGACACCCCGATCACTAATGCTTTCACTAGCAAGGCCAGTCGCCCACGCTTGGGGGTCGGCTTCCGTCTTAAATAGTTGAGCACTAACAATGTATCTAGTGTCTGTGGCCTGCTCGATCTTTGTAGATAATCTTCCATCTGGATACTCCTTCCAAAACTTTTCTAATCGACTTTCGACTGTTTCATATTGACTCAAATCAAACGCCATCTGCCCACACTCCATCCTCATCTTGCATAGCTTCTGTTATTGTTTTTGCAATAGCGATGTATCCAAGTGCGTCTGTGTAATTGTCAGTGACTCGTGCATCTTCTGCCATTCTGCTGATTTTGACCAGACACATAAGTACTGCAACTTCGTTTGCTTGTATTGGATAACCAAGGTAAGCCGACCACAACTCTGCGATCCTTTTATGGTTTCCGATAGGGTGGCCATAATTAACACCTCTTTGGTGCAAGACCTCAGTGACGGATGCAAAAAGTTGCTCAGTTTTTGTCATAGTCAAATACCTCATCTGACTTTATTTTGTTTTGAATCATCCTGCGGTGCATATCGAAGCCATCTTTACGGCCTCGCCAGTAATAAGTCTGCTTTAGATCATCAATACGTGTTACTAATAGTAACCACGCCATACTCAGCCCTATAAATAAATATATAGCTAGTTCAAGTGTCATTTTGTAGCCCAATCCGTGACCACATACTTTGTGGCACAGGCATAGTGTTGCACCTGTGTATGACTTTGTGGATAGTTTAGGAGTGTTTTTGTATAACGATTAGATAACGTTGATATCGTCAAGGTCGTCTATATGGTCATCTATCGTGCGTTCAGCGTAATCGCTATTTAGCCCCATAGACCTTCCCTTCAAAGATAAAACTGCCATCAAGATTTATGGGTATCGTAACTATCTGTACTTTACGATCCTTTACGTAGGCCACCACGAATCCTGTCTGCCAGTTGGCATAGCCCCTTGTGTAGGCCATACCGCTAGAGCTTAAATCTACCATACAACCGACTTCTACACCCCATACAGTACGCCCAAATTGGCCTTTAGATGCCTCTGTGAAGGCTGTTTGCCCTAATCTGTGTGTGTGACCACAGACCACGCTCTTTCCGTGTCTCCTAGCCCCATTTAAGGCCGTTTGTCCTGGAATTTGACTAAGTGGGAAAGTGTCTCCGTGAACTGCTATCCAGCCAGGTGCCCAGTCAATACCCTGGGGACTAAATTTAATGCCTAATTTATCATAGCCCATAAAACGTTCATATTGCATCTCTGGCAGATTTAAGAAGCTAGGCAATCTACGTTTAATAGATCGATATAACCTTATGCCGTGGTTGCTGCCCACCACATCAGTAACGCCTAAATAAGTTAATACCTCTTGTGTAAGTTTTCGATCATCATTTATATTGCCGACCATCTCATCAATAGTCCCAGCATTAAAACCGCCTAGCTGTGGCAGATCGATTTCATCACCAATACAAATAGTGCGATGGGGTTTCCATTTGGCCAGAAAACGGCCTACTGATTTAGTCGCCTGCTCGTTAAAGAAGGGTACTTGAAGATCACTGATAAACGCTATGCGCTTAATCTTCTTCCTCACTAGGAGTTGGAATAACTGGGATAATGCCCTTATCGCCTACTACCCAATCGGGCATAGACTCTGGGCTATCCATTAGATACAACGCAACAGACTCACTAAAACCAGCCTTGCGTGCAGCTTTATACATTTCGTGCTTGGCAATATAAAACACCTCTAACTTAGATAATGGGTCAGGTGTTCTACGCACCCTGCGCCTATTTATCTTTTTGCGTTTACGTGTGGTTGCCATATTAAAATTATGACTTACTGATTAACATAAAGAGATCATCGACACGCTTCTCTAGCCGTGTTAATTGATCCTTCATACTAGAGCCACCATTCGGGCGCAACTCATTAAGCCAGCCTTTAACTAAGAAACGTAATCCTATTAGACCGCCTGATAGCACGGCCATAACGCCAGCGCCAAAGCCAGCCCATTCTGTAGGACTCATTTTTCATTAGCACCGATGCCATAAGCAATATCGGATTTATCTAAAGCCCTAGCTGCTGGCCCTGCGAGTGCTGCAATTACTACAGACAGCGCTGGGTCTAAACCTAATTCATTACTTGCCAAAAATGTTAAGAATGATACCAATACGCCACGTGCGTATGATTTTAGTATTGCTTTCTGTTTTTTGCTTATCTTCATATTTTGCCCCCTAGTAGTGGTATATCAAACGGCCTTGCATCTTTGTCGCCTAACTTTGTAAAGCTAATATGTATGTGTCGCTTGTGTGGATTTACCCCACGATACTTACGCCACTTCCAGTTTAATATCTTGCTAGCGATGTGTCCGTTATGGATGACGTAAGATAAACGCTTATCGGTTTTGCCAGCGACTCTGATTTGGTCAGCCACATAAGCACTGATCCCTTCGGATGAACCCAAGCGAGAATCAACATCAATTGCTCTGACCCACCCAAATTCGTCTGGAGAATGATCCGACTTTCTGGCGGCGTGACGGCTATCGCCCACCCACCCATCACTGGCAGTACGCCTATCTGGAAACCACGTATCAACAGCCTTTGCTTCGGCTTCGGCTTGGCGTGCTGTTTCTCTTTCTGCATCTTTTTCTTTTTGTGCTTGCAAATCTGCAATTTCCTCAGCAGTTAATGGGATTTCTTGTGTTTCGCCAGTTTCAGCATTGTGGATAGTTTTAATTAAAGTTGTCATTATTCTCCTAGTTTTGTAATCCATAAACACGAACTGTGCCTGATTGTGAATTTCCAAAAGACAAAGTAAATCCATCAAACTGAGTGCTATCAACGTGTATGCCAGCAGTTAAATAAGGTGAATTACCACCGCTTGATTTGTGTGATTGACTGTAAGCAGTAATTGATGTGGATTTGGCAATTTGTGGTGCATAAAACTCTATTTTTGTGCCATTTGTATATTCTAAATGTTCACCAATTCGCATTAAACCTGTGCCACCTAAATCCTCGCCAGCTTCTGCTGAACTTCCATTAGCAAATAATGCCTGAGTTGAATATCCATTGGTATCATCACTTCCACTTGCTCGCATTCTTAAATCGATATTGCATTGAGAACTGTCGCCAGTAAATGTTAAATAAGCAACATAATTTGCATAAGTTGTTGTGAAGCAATTATCAATAGAAACAGATGTAGTGCTTGCGAATGGCGATGCAGTTATTTTAGTCATCGCACTACTAGCAGCGGCAGGAGTAAACCACTCTGGCGCGGTAGCCCCAGAATTTACACGCAGTTGTTGGTTTGCTGTGCCAATTCCCAACCTAGCAGGTGTTGATCCGCTTGATGAATAAATCATATCGCCCGTAGTAGTCATTGGGTTAGTCATACCTGTTGTATCTAGGTTTGCCCAAGCACTGCCTGTGTAATAAGTTGTTACGTTTGTATCTTTAAGATATGCAAAATTACCTTCTTGTGGTGATGTTACAGTTGCATCTCTAGCAGTAGCACTGGCAAATACCCAGACACCTTGCATCAAATAGCCATCGACATCGGCTGCG